GTCTGCCATACTGGGTGTGTCTGCTGATCTAGTAACCCGTGATATACTTCAAAAATATGATGTAGATAATTTAATGTATCTTGATCAGCAACGTCAGTTAGTTGTCGATCAATGATTTGTTCATGAGAATTGATAAGCGCAATACATTGTTGCATACGGTGCAGTGCATCTGCTGTTTGTTCTTCTATAGAGCCAAATCCATAAAATCTATCAGGAGCATCAATTGGATATTGCGCCTGAGCTAGCAGTAATCTTTCGATCCATTTACTAGTTACTGCATGATTCCTTAGTTTATATTGTAAGGTTACGGTATCGGAAAGATCTGCCGGATTAGCATATTCGATTGCTAACATTAATGTCGTTCTGCACGTTCTTTACAGTAAATGCAGAGTCTAACTCCAGGAATAGCAAGTTGCCGTGCCTTAGGTATGTCATCACCGCATTCTTCACACTGCTCAAGACTTGGTTGCGCGGCCTGTTTAGCTAGTTCACGTTGTACTGCGGCAATATGATTCATGTTATTATGAATAGCATGAAGCTGACCCATTTCTGCTTCTTCTTCGTTATTATATTGAAATTCATCAGTAACCATTTGTTGTTTCCTTATTCTCAAGTAACATATTATAGACTATTTAACCACTTTTGTCAAGCAAAATATAATTTAAGTAAACCAGCCGAACATACCAATATACCTGCGGCATTAACCAACATCTGCGGCTTGTTAGCCACACGGAAACTCCAGGCAAAATAGAACACGCCGCCGGTAACTCCAAGGATAATGTTTATAGGATATAGCTCAGGATAGAAACTCATGATCACATACATAGTAATCAAACAGCTTGTGCCTAACCATTGTAGTGTGTGATTAATCAAGCTAACGCACTGTCTTCGACAAATTCTAATTCCATCAATGCTTCTTCTACTGAATCAAAGCCACAGACGTCGTAGCCTGTGCGATAGTGCTTAACATAGTAAGGACCATTGCCCGGACTTGCGTTTGTATCAATACCAACTTCACCAATACCTTTAATTTGTTTAATCATTTTATCCATGCTATTCTCCTTACCAACTTGAATTATAAAATACACGTAAGCCTAAGAACAACTGACTACGTGCTTCTTTAATAAACTTTAAGTCATCTTCTCGATAGTAATCATCCGCCGGGTCACCAAAGAAGAAACCACTTGTACCAGGTAGTGCACCTTGATTGATATCTTCCTCTAACATGTCTATGTCTTCCCATGTTAGTTCAAGTTCAATACCATTGAATGCATAGTCGTCATCGTTGTCACGTGGACAGCCTTTGCTCTGCCAAAGTTCTTCCATCCAACCATGTAGGTTTGGGTGTTTACGCCAGTAGGCAATTTCAATAGGTTTAGCTACTTTGGGATTGATATAATCGCCAGTTTCTGAATCATACTCACCATCGTCCCAAAATTCTTTTTGTTGTCCTTCTCTAGCGGCGGCATACGCATACATGTCTAAGCCCATTAAGCAGCCTTCCTTTCGTCTTTCATCATGTTAAACATAATATACTTGGCAACATTCATATATTGACGAGCACGGTTAGCAGTTTCTGGACTTACCCAACCATCTTTATTAAACTCTGGATCCATGATCTGTTGCGCATCACTTAACATACCAGCGGCAAACATCAACTCTGTACCCGGAAAAGCCTGTGTTTCTACAAGGTGCTTAACAGAAGCTTCTGACATACCGTATGCTTGTATTTCCCAATCTAAATCAGCTTGTGTTTTAATTGTAGTTGTCATATATTTCTCCGTGTTGTTAGTTTATGTGTAACATTATACAGTCAATTTACCAAAAGGTCAACCAAAATCTAAGTAAATATATGCATGCCTAAATTAATACATGTATATACCGATACCCCAGTGGGAGAATATCATCTTAAAGAACTTAATATTCCTAACATTAAAATTTATTTTGGTGAAGGAAAATTAGAAGAATTTAACCAATTACCGATTACAGAAGAAAAACATGCTGTGTTTCATGCGTGTTTTCCCTATCATCCAGGTGAAGGAAATACATTTGACGATATTGTCCGACAATTTTTAGATCAATGTAGAACAATATCCGTACTTATTTCAGAAGTACATACGCCATTTGTTGAATTCATGAATAACTTTCATCAACCACAGATGCGATATCTTAGCTGTGGCTTTGTTGACGGAATTACCACATATCCTTGGATGGATTGGTTCCAAACTACTAGTACCTTTTACAAGAAAAATACAACTATATTAGATCAATTGCATCCGTATGATACAAAACCTAAACATTTTGATATATTATTAGGACAGCCCAAACCTCATAGAGATCGAATTTATCATTACATAAAAAACAATAAGCTCGACGAGAAAGTGATAATGACCTATCTCGTAGATCATTGGAATAAATCTATTAGAGCTCATGGTACTGACGGTTTTATATTAGACGAGCCCGGATTAGTAATCCCATCCGAAGAATTTAATTGGACTGTTACAGGAGTGAAATATTACGGATGGCCAATGAGTTTAAGTCAAGTAGTCCCAATTTCTATATATAATCAAACTGCGTATACAGTGATTGCTGAAACTAATTTCGAAAATCATTATACATTCCTCACTGAGAAAACATGTAAACCGATTTTAGCAGAACGATTATTCATAATGTTAGGCGGACAATATTATCTACGCAATCTGCGAGAACTCGGCTTTAAAACGTTTGACGGTATTATAGATGAATCATATGATCTAGAAATAGATAACAATCAACGATGGGCCATGGCAATAGAACAAATGAAATATCTTTTTAAACAACCACAAGCTGAAATACTAGCTAAAGTTAAACCTATTGCTGAATATAATAAACAGGTTATGCTATCTACTGATTGGGTAGATGTTATGCGTAGCAATTTAAGAAAAATTATCACCGAGTAAATTAAGTGTAAATAATAGCACAAGGAGAATTACATGATTAATTTTATCAAACAACTTTTTGGTTTTGGCGCACCACAAGAAACAGTTAAAGAAATTTTAACACCACCAGCCAAAGCTGAAGTACCAGCTGCTGTTTATATTCCGCCAGCTAAACCAACAAAACAACGTGCAGGCACAGTAGCAGACATTAAATTAGCACCAATACCAGCTAAAACAACTGCACCAGCTAAGAAACGTAAACCATATTATGGTAAGAAGAAACCAGCTGCAAAAACACCTGTAGCAACTAAGTAAAAAAAAGCACCGAAAGGTGCTTTTTTGTGACTATTAATTACGGTTCGGAAAATAATCAGTTAGTACACCAGTTCTACTTATATCACTGGTAATGCAATGTATGCCGGCATCCCAAAAATGACTGTGTCTAAAATTTACAATATGTGGAGTAACTCCGTGTTGTTCAAATGCATCAAATATTATTTTATTATAACTACCACAGATAACATTTTTTTCATCTATCACTAACATATTAACATCAAACACAGTTTCTTCAACATACCCTACCCAATGATGTAAATATTCTTCTACAAAATCTACAAAATCATTATCGATAGATTGATTTGGAATCCACCACTTGCCGCCGTTTTTCTTTTTTAATTCCACAAATGGATCAATTAATTCTAACTTATTTTCTTTAGGCACATACACAACTTCCCAATCTGGAAATAATTTATTATAATCAGATCCTGGTATATCGTAACTGCTGATAATTAATCCAGGTTTAATTGGACTATAAGTTCCATCGGCATGCCCGCCGGTATCAATTGCGTGCCATCTATAATTAGGATAGTGTTGTCTAATTTTTTCTAATAGGACAGTAGTATCTTGATTGCGATATTCGTTACCTACATAGATATCTTTACCTATTTGAAAAATTGTAGCTGTATTAAAATTACATAGATACCAAGGAACATCAGTGAAAATTTTAGTATCATTGGCTAGTATATTATCAAATGTAGAACCCCACATTTTTTTGTTTGTATCAGTTAAATGATACTCGCAGGTATTTCCAGTTATTCGCATACCAGTGATGGCAAATATCTCTTGTTTAATATTATCCGGCAACGTTACTAAATCAGCTAAGGTAATAGTGTCTGGCCAGTTATCACCTTTTATAATATCCCATAGGTCAATTATTTTAATGTAGTCATTGACATTTTTTACAATATTTCCTTCTTCGTTGTTAAGAAAATATATGCCATCGTCCATGGCAATAGTATAATCACGAGGACAGGTTGGTGGTTTTAATATTGCACCAGTTTTATCAGATGTGTATTCTTGCCAATCATCGGACAATGATGGACGCAATACTTCGACTCCAAAGTTCGTTAAAAATTTACCTAAGGTTTGATAATCTTCCTCAGTTTCTTCTGCAATTAGTTCTAACATATTACGAACTTTTGCATTTTTTATAAATTTAAAAAATTCAGGTGAATAGGATCTACCTAAAATGCAGACCTTAAGAGGATCCCAACGTTGATATACATTATAACTCATCGGGCCAATCTCGGTAATATGCATGCTGTATATTACCTGACACAAACTGATTAAAGCTCTTATGCTTTTCTTCTAGCTCACCTTCTAAAGGTGCAACACGTTTGAATGCATTTTCCAATTGTGTCATGTCGTTAAATTCTATCATGATATGCCATTCGGGCAAATCTTGTATACTACGAAAACCCATCTTACAACGTGTAACACGATAGCTAACTGCTTTGTCTTCATCAACCAGATGTTGAAGAAATCCTTTCATATTGTTAACCCAATCTATATCACTAATGTCACTGGACTTGTCTGCCCAAATATGATAAATGTCCATCTTAACCCCTTTCTGGAAAATAATCTTGCATAGTGCCGCGGCGACTTATATCACTGGTAATGCAGTGTAATCCACCATCCCAAAAGAATCTGTGACGGAAATTTACAATATGCGGTGTAATACCGTGGCGTTCAAAAGCATCAAATACCTGCTTATTATAATTATTACATACTACGTTCTTTTCGTCAATGACTAGCATATTGACATCGAATACAGTTTCTTCTACGTAGCCAACCCAATGACTCATCCATTGCTCAACGTAGTTAGTAAAATCATCATTGAGTTCTTCTCCAGGAACCCACCATTTGCCCATGTTTTTTCTTTTAAGATCTAAGAATGGCGCTACTGCTTCCCAGCTTTGTCCGGGCAAGTATACAACTTCCCAGTCTGGAAAGGTTTTAGCATAGGTAGGAATATCATTTAGACTAACTATCAATCCCGGTTTAACTGGACAAAAAGTACCATCGTTATGTCCACCAGTGTCTACATCGTGCCAACGGTATTGAGGTTTATTTAAATTAAGCCATTTAATTTTTTCAGATATATCCTGCTTATAATGCTGTGTGCCTGCGTAGATATCTCGACCAACTCGAGTATAAGTTGCCGCATTTAAATCTCCAGCAAAATACATACTTTCTTTAGAACTTATATCGCCACGTTGATCTTTTGTGCGGTCTAATAGAGTTTTCCAGGTAAAATTAATATCAGTTAGTTCATTATGGGCTTTGAGTGATTGTAATTCATCAAATACCCAATCTGGTAATTCAGCTACTTCTTCGATAGTAGTAGGACATTTAGGCGGCCAATCTGCACCTTTAAGTTGATCCCAAGTAGCTTGACCTGCATCAAATGTTGCTCGTTGTGCATAATTAAAATAGAACTGATCACCTAGCATCAATGAATAGTCTCTGGGAGTCATTGGCGGCGGTTTGATTGTACCGTGAACTAAATAGAATTCATGATCGTCGCTAAGTTCGGGGCGAATTACTTCAACTCCAAATGATTCTAATACTTTAATCAATGATTGAAAATCTTCTTCAGTTTCTTCGGCTATTTTTTCAAATACAGATCGGACTTTGTTATTTTTAATGTAGGAATAAAATTGTGGACTGTAGCTTCGGCCAACTACACATACTTCCAAGGGATCCCAATGTTGATAAACAGAATATGTCATTATAATTTTCCTAGTATTTCAAATCCATCTAATTGACTTTTATATTCATCTGCACCACCTAGGTACAGATATTCAAACCCGCGTGCTTTATATATAGCACATTCATTTTTAAGACTTTCTATGCCTAATCTAAGTTTTGGATTTTTGTAATCCCAAGCAAATTGCAGGGCTTCGGCATTTTTTGAATCATATTTTTTAATAAGACTAAATGCTACTAAGTTACGATTACTAAAGTAACCGATAATCTCAGTATAGATATCGCGGAAGTGTTGATCGAACAAAGGCATAACACTATCAAATTGTTTATATTCACAATATTTGCGATATATGTCAAACATTTCCGGAAATAGATCTTGATGCACAATATATCTGCAGTTGGTATCAGACATTATAGGGTAATTTGTTTTACTTAAATCAATTCTACAGTATTTCATTAAATTACTTATAGCGCCATGTGACTATTTCGTCTAATTCTGATTGGCTCCATGTGTCGTAATACCCTTTTTTTCGTAGTTGGTCGCCTGCGGCATTCAACTCTGATAACGGAGAAATTACAAATAATCCACAAGGACCAAAGTTCATTTTGACTCCAGCAACATATTCTATTATCTCGGGATGATCCTCTAATAGAACGAAATTTCGTGGCATTAACTGGTCATTTAATTCTAATGCCAATTGTTGGCATTCTACGCCTGATATCAGCGTATGATCAAAACATACAACAGCAGCTTCGTTCTCGCCAAAGTTTTCTATTAGATTAATAACTGTGTTAGTTAAATTTTCAACACTACTATCAATGATAAGAATTTTGTTATTTACTCGAGCATGTCTAGCATAGGGGCAAGGTGGCCAATTGTTTAGTGCAGGATTTGGCTTTTCAACAAATGAAATTAACCATTCGATTACTTGAGGTTTAATTAATTCGAAATTCATTAATCGATTATCCCAAACTTAGCCCATCGTGCGCCGCCTACACATACCCAGCCAATTGGACTACCCGGGGAAGGTGATTCGTTATAAACAATTTGAGCCAGCTCCCCAGCATAGTTTGGAATTGTAGCCGAAGAAGTCATTGCAACACGACCTATGACTAAATGTTCTATATGGGTATTGCCTTCGGTATCAAGTACAATATTTTCTTTATTATTACTACCGAGTATTAATTCTTGCTTACGTGCTGTTCCGATGTAGCCAGTATCTTGACGACGTTTAGCTACGACTAATTCAACTTCTTCGTCCCAAACTGCTAACGCACTGCTAGGCTCCATGGTATTAACGCCAACTCTGCGTTGTGTAACATATAAGGTTTCGCTTAGTAAATTCTCACCAGATGTTTGTAGATCTTTAACAACTCCCAAACGTTGTAGATTACTATCAACAATATGATATCCTAGCTGTTGGCCCGTAATAACCTCTTTACCACCCTGTGTGATACGATTTAAATCAATTCCTGTTTCCTGCATTTTACCAAATACAATATCACTAAATCCTGTGAATAGATTTGCATCAAGTTTATCCACCACAGATTCACTAACCGCATCGACTAGTTGTGTGAATCCCGGGCTAGTTTCTAATATAGTACCATTAAGTTTCAATGCGCCTGAGATGGATAAATCACCTTTAATTTCTGCTGTTGGCGCAAATATCGGTCCTTCGAATGCCACAGCATGATCCATAAGTGTCATTTGTACAAAACTAGCACGATCTTCAATACCAGTACTACCAAAGTTTTGTATGATACCGCTGTCGATATTATCACCGGACAGTCTAAATCCTTGAAAATTTATAGCAGTATGCGCTATACTGTTTTCTGGAAAGCTGTGTAATTTGATTATGTCGGCTATTTTAGATTTAACAATCTCATTTACTATTAAATTAAGATCAATAGTGGCTAATTGTTTTTTTAGTTCTTGCTCGATCGTTGCGTTGAGGTTGCCTAATAAGCCGGCGACGACAGGCTGTAACTGTTGATTGATATCCATATACTCACTCGAAAAACTTTAAATTGAAATTGATATTACATGCTCATAGTTTCTACGTATGAGACTTTTGTACATTAAATCCTTGTGTACATAAAACTGTCGAGCACCAGCATCGATACTAAACTTTGCTAACTGTTTAAAAAACATTGCACGACGACTAAACGGACCATACGACTTCGTATTGATGTCCTGCATTTCGTATACCGTTGTTGCCCATGCATTCTTATCCGAATACTCATATTTGTGATATTCTAAAAATACTAAACTATCACTGTGATTATAAACTGCCTGTGGTTGACTAAACTCACGGTCTTTAAAGTTTTGATTTTTATAATCACGTAATGTTGTGACTATTAAATCTTTAGCCAATTCGACAATCGATGCTACACTAGTCTGTTGCTCTTCTTCTGTGCTAGCAAAGGTAAAATATTCATCACCTGCTACTACCCACGAGAATTGTTTCTTGTATCCTATTAGATCTTTTAAATCTATATATGTGTATTTAATGTCGCTAGCGTCGAGGTAATTTTTTGTTTCGGCAGTTATGTTAGTAACAAATATTTGTTTATAAGTAACACCCATGATCAATGGGCTAAAACCGACAAATAAGATACTTGTAGGACTAGATTTATAGTAGGCAGCAATGCCAGTTAGTATCTCTTGCTTTTTATTAATTGCATCTTGACTTTTAAGATTAAATTGCAAAGCATTAAGTGATGCTTGTGTGTACGTCGCGAAGCTATGCGGCATTGTAATTCCCCTGTTACAAATATTTAGTTATTCTCTAACTAAATCAAGGGTTACACAGTGGAAGCCACCGCCAAGTGTCCTGCTATGGCGTAGTTGCATGGGTATGGTAGTAAAGCCAGCACGCTCTAAATCTTCTATAAGTCTATACTGTGCTCGGTCAACAATTACAGTTTTTGAATCTATGCTTAACATATTCAACCCAATCCATTTACTAGCATAAGGATATTCGTGGAATGTCTGTGCTTCTACATCAGTGACCCATAACTTGGTCCAACCATCAAATGCTCGTGGACAGGTATCGGGAGTAACTCTGCTGGCATTAAGTACAACAAAGCCTTGACGTAGCGGAACAATAGTGCTGTCGATATGCACACCATTAAACAATTTACATGATTCGATTGTGATGTGCGGTAATTTTTTTTGTAGCCATTCTAATGCCAATTGATTTCCACTATCGCTTAAAAGATACAGCCAAGTATTACCAAGTCTACACACATTTGCGGCATCCATAACCATGCCTTGATTACGTGGCATTGGCATTACTGTACTAGCGGCACCTAACACAAAATCTAAGGCATCAATTTCTTGATCACGGCACGGATACATCATAGCAGGGTCAATGACACAACTGTCTGCAATTAACAATCGGTCGCGTGGGCAGTAATTATACATGCCTTCACGTTCAACAAAATTCATTTCGTGTGGACGGAATACTTCTATACCTAATTTAGTTAATACAGTAGCAAGCTCATCCAAATCCTCATTTGATTCATCAATGATCCACTGTGGAACTGGCCCACTAGGTACAGGAGTTTCCTTCCATAATGTCTTTAAATGTTCCTGTGAAAATACAGGGTCGTTGCTAGGCCAATTAGCGTATGTAGCTGACCCAACTATAATACTTTTTAATTTGCCCCACTCATTGCTACTTGATATTTTCATATGTCTCTTTGATAAATAATAGTACCAGTCGCGATATTGGCGTATCCACTGGCCCTAACATAAAGGAACTATGTCAGCATGTGTATTTATTTGTATGTAAAGACCCATCTTAAAACTGGATTAAAATACCTAGGAAAAACTACAGCAAAGAACCCTCACGCTTATCCTGGAAGCGGTATTTACTGGAAATCACACCTAAAAGTTCATGGATATAATTATTCAACAGAAATTCTTAAAGAATGTCAAAACATTGATGAGTTTAAGTACTGGGGAGAATACTATAGCAAACTATGGAATGTTGTTGCTAGCAACGAGTGGGCAAATCTTAAAGAAGAATCAGGCGATGGTGGCGACCCAGGAAAAGTAGGAAGAGCTAAAATAAGTAAAACTTTGTCTGGCAGAACATTAAGCGAAGAAACTCGAAAAAAATTAAGTGATGTTAAGAAAGGCAAAAAACAAAAGAAATGTTCGGAGCAAGGCCGAACAAATATTAAAGCCGCAAATCAAGGTAAAAATATTGGCAGGGTTTTGTCTGAAGAAACTAAAGCTAAAATACGAGCATCAAACAAAGCAACCTGGGCTAAAACTCATCCTACAAATGACCAGTAATCTGCAATGTATATCTCGGAGTAAGCCCCATATTGGCGGCTAGATGGGGTGTGTCATAACACCAGGTTACAACATCACCGGCCCTCCATTTAATTATTGGTTCATTATCAATTTCTAAATAGTGTCCACTAGCCCAATCTTCTAGGAAAACTATAGCACGATGTATAGTATGTTCTTGACCCTTAAGGTCAAACAATTCTATGTATCGTTTATAAGTATCTTGGTGAACTGGTAATATAGTACCACTGCTCATGCGATAATAACTTGTGCCTACGTCCTGCCAGCCAAGCTGCTTAAAGTATTTAACAAACATTGCGTTCCAAACTGGTTGAGGTCTGCGCATGTCGCACATAGCACCAGTGAACTTACCCGGATAGCCCTGTTCCATCCACTGTGCTGTATCATTGGGATTATTAAATGCTTCTACCGCATAGTCTAACTGCTTAAAACTATCATCCCAAAACGGAGTTATATTAAACTTGTCCACGTGTGTTTCCGTAATGGATCACCTTAATTGATTTTGTGTCTGTTTTAAATTTACGCCAGGGATCTACAATTACACTATCATCTCCAACTTTGTAGTATAACTGTTGTTCGGGTAATTCACCTGTGTAGCCATAGGTTATCTGACGATTATGTGCTAGCAGCACAATAGCAGTAACTCCATCTTCCACTAGTCTACCGCATAATGGATCACAATAATCAAAGTCTGCATTAACTTCATTTAGATAGCTACCAATTAATAAACTGTAACTACCATCTAAGAAGTCAACATCCGGCTTATATGCCATTCCGTGAATGATAATTGGTAGGTTGGTTTCTTTTTGCAGGTTATGTAAAAATAAAGCTAGATTCTTTGCCTGTATCTCACGTGCATGCATAACTGTGTTAAAAATATCGTAGCCCAAGTCTAAGTTCTCAGCTAGCCAACGTAAGGCAATGTTATCACGTGGATGACATGGTCCTGCATCACCCATGCCAGCAGTTAGATATTTCTTGCTGATAATACGCATGTCTGCATTACCTAGTGCATCAGTTACTACATCAACATTAATATTGCCCGATTTCATAGCAACATCTTGAATCATGTTTACTAGACCAATCTTGGTGCTGATAAACGTATTGTAGAAAATTTTAATTGCTTCTGCTTCATCCCAAGTGCCAATAGCGTAGCGCGGATCGTTTTCCATAAGGGGTGCGTAGAAGTCTCGAAGTAGTTGAGCATCACCAGTTAAGCTACCGTCTTCTGTACCAACAATAACCATCTCGGGATTAACCATATCCCATTCAACACTACCCATGGCAATTAAGTATGGGTTATAGATAAAACGTGCATTAGTAATGTGCTGGCGTAGTTCTCTACGTGTTGTACCCGGAAGTACAGTGCTGATCAATACCACGAGTTGGTCTTGTGTAACGTATTGATTAATATCTGCTAGAACTTGATTTACAATTGTATAATCAAAGTCTTTGTTAGCTAAGTGTGTAATTGGTTGTGACCCATCGTAGATTGGATCGTGTGGTGTTTGTACAGCAACAAAGATAACATCCTTACCTGTTACTGCTCCTTCTAGTGTATCAGATATTGCTATCTTGTCACTGGTACGTGGGTAAATATCATAGCCAGTGACAGCATATGATTGTGACATTACTTCTGCACAGGCCAGGCCTAATTTTCCAATGCCAACGAATCCTACTGTTTTTAATTGAGACGACATTAATGCTCCAAGTTGATCATGTATACGAATTTTTTTACTCTGCTATCTTTAGCGAGTTTGAAATGTGTTTTTGTTCGGGCGGAGTTGTTACTTCCGATGCATCAAACACTCTTGTATTTACACGCATTGCCATGGAAGAGAAAAAAATCTTTTTTTATGATCAAGAGCCATTTATACCTAAA